AGGATGATATTGTCAAGAAAATATCTGATGATAGTGATATGTCATACGATGACACAAATAATTTCATTCACCAATGGGCTGAATCTTCCAATGATGATGACTTACGCTCATTGGCGATTCAGCGAGATACGGCGGCGGAGTTTAGAGTTGAACTTTCAGGGTTTACAAATGACCGCATATCTGAAATGAATGTGGAACGAGAGGAATTTGAAGTAAAAATGCGTAAGCGAGCTAGAAGACAGTTTCGGTCAGAACTAGAAAGTGGAGCAATGACCGAATCACAATTTCAGGCTATAGCGTCAGAATGGATCGCCGATACACTATCGGATGTTCACCCTAGACTTCTTCCATTAACTGAGCCAAAGGCTCAGCGTCAAATCCTCCGCGCAATGTATGACAATACACAAGCCAGATTACGTGATGCCGGCCTGAAGGCGGGAGATACAATTAGGCTTTATCGAGGGACAAGACTGCCTGACAAAGTTGCAGCAGACTGGAAACTCGGCGATGTAGTGTCTGTTGTAGGTAATGCGCTGGAGAGTTGGTCATTGAGTAAAGAAGTAGCTGACAAATTTGCTAGAGGTAGTTTTGCTCAGCCTGATGTTCGTGGTATCATTTTTGAAATGGACATTCCAGTTGAGGCAATTATTGGGTCAGCCCGAACGGGCTTTGGCTGCTTGACAGAAGGTGAATTTGTTGTGTTGGGTATACCTGGTGATGCACAAGTTGAACTGAATTTCTGAGGTAATTATGAAACGTAAGGCAGTTATAAACATCGGCGACACTGATGAAAATGCCGATTGGATAAAGACGCCAGAGAATATCGCACGTGAGCGCGAGATATATGAACGACTGAAACGCGCGATAAAATCAATAAAGGCACGCGATGCGAAGAAGGGCAAAAGAGAAAAGTGAACAGAGGAAATAATGGCAGGCGTCATAACCATCAAGGTTGAGGGCCTAGAGCAAGTACAGCGCGCGCTTGTGGTTGCGCCACAGATTGCTATGCCTCCCATCAAGCGGGCAACTGAACAATCCCTTCTCTTGATTCAGGGCAAAGTGCAACCGTATCCAAAACAGCCGAGCCGATTCAGGGCTAAAACATTCAATGTCTACGTTCGAGGCTTAGGCCACATGACCCGCGCCTCATTTGACGATGGCGGCAATTGGCTGGGACCGCGTGAAGGGCCGCGAGGTGGGCAGCCGCGCTTTACCTCTGAGGATTTGGGCCAAAAGTGGACGACAAAAGTGCAAGTGATGCCGCGCGGCTTTCTCGGTATCTTAGGCAACACTGCCAGCTATGCCGAGGCTGTCCAAGGTGAGAAGCAAGCGCCCTATCATGCACAAACTGGATGGGTAAAATTGAGCACTGCTGCCAGACAGATGACGGGCAAAATTCAGCAGTTATTCAACAATGCGGCAATGGCGATTGCAAAGGCGCTGCGCCGCGCTATGATGTAAAAGGAGGAGGATGATATGAGCAGCGCAATGATGGCAGTAGTAGTCTCAGTGGATACCACCAGGCAGATTCCCATATTGCCCCCTACATCAGAGGAAATCTTGCGGGCGGCAAGAATGTACTGGCCAGAAGTCAGTGAGAAAACACTAATGATAGCAATGGAATGTGAAGCGGTTGAGATTCCAACTATAACACAAGAATTTGAGTGGCTGATAGAACGCATAGCGTTGGAGAAATTGCTTGTCTTTGCTGGCGACCGAACTCAAAAAGTGATGATGGGCTATGGCCCACACAGCAATGTGCTGGCGGTGAGGATATAGATGAGTCAATCTGCTTCTATTCTTGAACGGCAACTTCTCACCCCCGCTGCTCTTATGGTATTACAGCGTCTATCCCAGCTCCCTAATGGACGAGTTTACAATTTCAGGCTGCTGAAAATGGGTGACAGGTGGGTGTTGTGGATGGAAGACGCAAAGGGGAAAAAGGCGGAGGTGTGTAAATGAGAAAGATGACAGCAGCAGAATTGCGCCAAGTTAAAGTAGGCGTCGCTCCATGTCAACGGTGTGGGGGATGGGCGCAAGTGATTGGTAATTCAGATGAAGATGTTGTATGTGCATTGTGCCTTCAGTTGGCAGAATTGCTGCCTAAGTATCTCCAACGTGAGGGTGGTCGTGCCTGGGTATTGAAGCTGCTGGATGAAGTGGAGGTGTGTAAATGACAACAGTTTGCAGTCGCGGCTGCTGTAAGGGACGGATAACTTATATAAGGGCGCTCTGTGTAGACCATGATAGCGCGGACTTTGGCAAGTCCATTAAAATAGAAATACCAGATGGATACGTGATGCTTCCCACGTTTGGGCGTAAAATGCAACCGTCAGGTCATCGGTTACTTGGATTGTAGCCATTTTTGTCTCCTATAGGTCAATTACAGTCTGGTCTGCGGGCAATGCACGCTTGACGATGCGCACGGGCGGCGGCAGCACCGCTACAGACGGTAGTTCTTGCTTCTGGCGTAGCGCGTGGTGGACGTGTACTTTCAGATCAGCCGCATTGCTCCCCGCCTTTGCCACCTCCTTGACGCCCATCCCGATGCCATCTACGACGCCAGCCGCATAGCGCAGCGCCAGCCGCCAGGTGGTCCAGGCCGTCACAGGAAGCATACCGGTCGCCACCAGTGCCCACACTCGCGCGGCGTTGCCACTCACCGCTAACATTACTTGCCAGGCCAGCCAGCATGCGCCGTATACAGCAGCCAGGCCCAGCGCCACCAGCAGCAGCCAGGCGCAAACTCGTTGTGTCGTTACACTCATCATCTCGTTGCCTCCCTTTTTTGTATGTGGGCGGGCGGGTTATCGGTACTCTCTCTCTGACAAAAAACTCTGTTTTACTTTCTCGCGCGGGCTTCTTGCCCTGAGAGAGTATGCCACCGGCCCGCCCGCCCGCCTACCACGTATCTGCGTAGATACGCTGCGAATCACCGCCGTTGCCGCGTTCGTGTAGCGCGTAACCGTGAGCCATCAGACTGTCGGTCACCGTCGCAGCCTCTTTGATGCACCTCTTGGCCCTGGCGCTTCCCAGGGGGTTCAAGTCCCACTTGTCGAATCTGGTGTTCATCAACCGCCGTCCCTCGCCGTGGGCAGCCGCTACGAGGGCGCAAGCCTTTTCGTCTGCCGTGAACGGGCGGGCCACGTTGGGCAAGTCCTGGCCGATATTCTCAGGCTCGTAGTCGGGCCAGGCTGTAAACCTGTGCTGGCCGCCATCCAGCGCCCCGAAGTCCGATTCGTCCACGTATACGCCTTGCGCCCTATGGCAAGCGCCGGGCTTGATGACATAGCAATCTCCACGTCCCAGCAGCCGATCAGATCGCGGCGTGTTGCCGCCGACTGCCACACGGCTACTATCGGGGTCATCTACCCGAAAGGCAACCTTGCCCGTAAGATTGCGCCGCGTCGAGGGGTCATTGAACATTCCAACGGTCGGATGCTGGGTTGAGGCAAGTAAATGGCATTGCGCCGCTCGCCCTTGCGCTGCGAGTTTGCGCAACAGATCGGCAAAGATGCTATCCGTGGTCAGTTCTTGAAATTCATCCACCACTACGATGAGACGGCCATCTTGTCCACCGGCTACGTAGCGTCTGCGCATCTCTGAGCATGCCCAGCCCAGCGCCGCCACCGCTGTAGGCCCATCTACCGCAACAGGCCCTAACACACCAGGCAGATGCTCCACTGCCTTGAGTGATTCACCTGCCTTGCCGTCCACCAAGACGGCTTGGTTGTTGGGGTCGGCCAGCAGTTGCACCAGCGCCGCTCGAAGCGACACTGACTTGCCTGACCCAGTACAGCCAGCCACCAGGAAATGGGCGCTTTCATCACTGAATGACGGCCTGATCACTACGCCGTTTTCACTTATGCCAGCCGTCCACCGGCCTTCACCTGGCGGGTTTTTAGAAACATCTGCCAACCTGATCATGTCCTGTGTCAGATCAGAGGGCCAACCCGCCTCCAGGCGCAACCAGCGCCCGTTCCACAATGTTAGCGGATCGCCGACAAACTCCCACGGTATCATCTGACGCAGACTGGCGCAGCTGTCACGAGTAAGAGCCTTGAGCAAGTGGCGCGTCTGTAGACCGGCCATCAACTCAATTGCGCCAGCACGCGGGCCGGGGATGTATTCGACGTTGGTGAGGGCCACTGGCTTGCCAGTCAATACGCCACTGCTGGCGTTCTTGACGATGTAGCCCGCCCATTGCACGAGCAAGTCATCTCGTTTCTGTTGCATCGCCTCCGATGCTTGCCATTCAGCTTGCATGGCTCGTTGCCTGGTCGTCATGTCACATCTCCTTTACTCGTAACCACACCTCTGGTATTAGACAACCTGCCCGTTACTGGCAATCGTAACGCCAGGGCCTCCTTTACCACCGCCGTGACCTGGCGCGATGGATTTTGTTCAACTCTACTGCATCTGTCGTCGCTTGCGCCTCACTCGCGCAGGTCTTGGCGATGCGCCCCGTCTGGGTGTCGAAAATGTGCCGGCCTCTCCGAATATACCGCGTTCGCGTTTTTGTTTTCACGTTATCACCTCCTCAACTTCTTGTAACCAAACCTCTGGCAGCAAGATGCCGCCGTTGCCCGCCGCTGGCAGCCGCAAGGCCAGGGCCTTGACTGCTTCCCGCGCTGCGCCGACCTCTGTCGGATTGACTACGACGCCGACCGGCAGCCGCCCCCGTCTGCGGTAGTAGTCTGCCACAGCCGTCTTGATTCTGACCTCAATTGCGCCGCCGCCGTTTCGGTAAACCAGTAGTTTTTTCATAATGTCACTCTCAAAAGTTCTGCTACGTAGATTAGCAGACATGTACCCAGCCCACCCACCAAAACGACGACCATCACCACACGGCGGCGGCGTTCTCTCCAAAGCCTCGCCTTTGCTCTGGTCCGCTTCTCCCGCTCTTTCCGCCTCGACTGCGACACGACACCACGTCGGCGCCGAGGGCGGTTTGTCTGTACCGTGATTCTCACGGTAACACCTCCCACCCCTGACCATTGCTGCGCAGCCTGCCCGCCGCCTGTAGTTCCGCAATGTAGTTGTACACGGTATTCCTGTGCACTCCTACGAGACGGGCAGCCTCAGAAGCGCCCAGCTCAGGGTTGCCCTCGTAGGCGTCCAGAAGTGCACTCGTAATTTGCTGCTTTCGTTCCCGTCTTGTGCGGTTTATGGCGTCAAAAACGTTGACTTGTGCGCCTTCCTGTGCAACCTTGCCGTTGCCCTTGTGCACGTCTTGTGCATCATTCCTGTGCACTCGTTGTGCACTTCTCTTGTGCAACCTTGCCGCCTTGCGCTTGGCCTTTTCTGCCTCCACGTCGGCCTCTCTCTTGAATTGGGCCGTCCGTTCGGACGTTACCACCGTGCTGATCACCTGTGCCAGAGGGAAAAGCAGCGCCGCCCAATGCACCGGGTTGACCAGTGCTTTAGGAACTTGTAGCGTCGCAATCAGTGTAAAGTCGGTCACAAAATAGCCGACTGTCATGGCCAGGGCCAACAGTTCATTAGCCTTTGGGTCAGTCTTGCGCTTGCTCTTATTCCATTCCTTTGCCCGCAGCCAGGTAGCCGTAACGCTCTGGCCGACCAGTTCCAACGCTATCGCAGACGCTACCGCTGCCCCTGGGGACAACTCGAATATCACCTCACAAGATCGGCTTGTCAGCATGATAGTGGGGATACTGGCAACCCATCCCGCAAGCCTACACGTAGCAGCTAACGCTATGGCCTCCAGTCCACCGGCCACTGTGTCAACCGTCCTTGCTCCACTTTTTACTCGCTCTGTCATAGTCATTCTAGTTGCCTCCCTTTATATTTAACACTTTCGTTAACTATCTGCAAATAAGAGAGGGCGCTATGGTTTACGCTCCTCTAAAAACTGCCGCGCTATGTGGTCGGGAATTAGCCACGCGGGGCCACGCTTTTCGCCATCTAGCGTACCGTCCAACAGTAATTGACGGATTCGTGAGGGGTTGAGCCCCGCTGCTTCTGCGAGTTCCTTAACCAACCAACCGCCTGTCTTGTTGTTCTCTTTTTCATCGGGCATTTATTCAACTCCTTAACGCTACTAACATTACCGTTAATTATAACAGACTGCGCTGCTGTTGTCAATACTTTGGATATGTATTTTGGTGTCCAGCCGGCTCGGTATTGCAGAGGCCGCAACGGCCTCCTTTGCTGTCTGTCATGCTGCCCTGAAAGCAAGTTATAGGCGAGTGGGGTATTGACAACGACGCCAATTTGTTGTATACTAGACACTGAGGCAGAAATCATATATTGAGTAAAAACTGAATAACTGCTGGCAACCATACCAGCGGCGCGTGAAACGATAAAACGTAAGTTTGTGACACACGGGCCATCTCTCTACGGAGAGGTGGTCCTTTTTTGTTTATAGGAGGCTGGCATGCCTTGGAAAATCGAGAAGCGGGACGGCGGAGCCCGTGTCGTTGAGAAGGACGGCGAAGAGGTTATGTGCTACACTGGCGACGGCGCAGAGGAAAAAGCCGAGCGTCTGATGGCTGCGCTATATGCTAGTGAACCAGGGGCGGCTGGCAAGGCTGCTGAGGATGAAACCCGCACCTGCGAATGCCTAGATTGTGATCATACGGTAGAGACAAAGGAACATTGCGCTGATGTGAAATGTCCTGAGTGTGGCGGTGAAATGCGACGCCAAGAGAGGCCAGGGCCAGGTAAATCTACTGGAAGCAAACAGGAAAACAAAAATAGCTGTGTTTGCCCTAAATGTGGTGAGGTAGTCCCGCGAGAACCAGGTACAGTATGTGCACTGGTTAAATGTAAAAAGTGCAAACTTCCACTGATTGCCAGAATTGGAGGTAAAAAAGAGGAGGATGCAGAGGAAGAGAAGCGATGGGTTACTATCAGTGGTAGGCGAGTCTTTATAGCGAGAGGCGGCGGTCGAGGTGGAGGGAGCGGCCCAAAGCCAGTAACGGGGTATGAAAGTCTTGCAGACCGGACGGATGATGATCTAGCCAAATCAGCAGGCATTTATTCAAATGTTGCTGGCAACAAAGACTTGCCAGCAAATATTAGGTCGGAGTATGAGGGCGCGCTGGAAAATGTTCAGCGTGAGATTGATTGGCGCAAGGCGCATCCTGAACCCAAGAAGGGGACAACCGAGGAAATTATCAAGCGCGTTGAGGTGCTAGAAGATACCATTCGCGTGCGTGTGCGCAATCCTGACAAGTTCCAAGAAGATTCTTTCCGCACCATCGTGCTGTCCGAAGATGAAGGCATTAAGGCGGTGGTGGGGCGACTGACAGGTGAGGAAAGTACAACGGTTCAGACCTATATTTTTGACAAGGACAAGTGGGATTCCAAACGGGCGCAGGCTTGGGTGAAGAAGAACAAGAAGGCCACCAGTCTTGACCAGCAGCGGCAACAAGTTTCTGCTGCTTGGCGGGCCAAGTTTGTTAGACGTGGTGGCGTTCCTATGACTGATGATAGTTACTGGCCCAAAGAGGTCTTTGACAAATATCTGATTGTTGAGGCTCCTGATGGGCTGTATTCTTATCCTTATACTATTGCTGAAGGTGGTGAAGTTGAATTTGGTGATCCTGTGAAAGTGAAGGTTGAATATGTGCCGATTGCCCCGTCCACCAGATCAGTGAATTTCGCCGTCAAGTCTCTAGGTGAGACTGAGAAAGCCTACATCGTCGGTGGCTATGGTATTGCATGGGGTGATGAAAAGCAGCGCGACTTGTCTCCCTGGCCCAATGCTGATGGCAGCAAGGGCGAGTTCTTCACTCCTGCTACTGCTGGTCTTGATGACATCCCCGTGAAGGTGATGACGTTTGAGCATGATAAAGACCAAGATGAAAGCGGTGAGCCCATCAAAGAGGCTCTGGGTCACACTATCTTAGAGCGTGATGATTTGCGCGGTCGCTGGATTGAGGCACAAATTGAGAAGGGCCGTCGCTATGCTCAGTACGTGATGGACTTGCTCAATCGGGGTGATTTGTACTTATCCAGTGAGACTGCTTCTCACTGGCGCGATGTGGCGGACAATGGCGAAATCAAACGCTGGCGCACGGCAGGCTATACGTTTACTACACACCCGATGGAACCAAGAATTGGTAGTGTTGACGCCCTCAAGTCCTACTATGTGGGCGCTAATCTGGCTTTCCCTCCTGATGACAGTGACGATGGCAAAGTGGATGCGGGGGCATCCAGCCAAGATGCTGAAAAGGTGAAAGCTTTGACTGAGATTGAGCTTGAGTTAATTGAACTTGCGCGGAGGTAATCAAATGAACGAATGGGAGAAACTCTTTAAGCAAGCTGAGGAAAAGCTGGTGGCAGCTAAGGCGCTGCTTGAAAGTGATGAAGTTGACATGAAGCAGGTCAATGACTTGCGTAGTGCGGCCAAGTCGCTGCGCGAGCGTGCTGAGGCAATGAAGGTCACTGAGGAAGAACTGAAGGCCATGCGGGAGCCTGTGATGCCCGCTGATTTGCCAGTTGCCCCTGAAGGTGATGGCGGCAATGGTGAAGAGAATCGCGCTGAATCTATTCGGAAGGCCATCAATGTCATCCGCTTTGGTGCAATTGACGCGCCAACCGATCTGGTGATGCGCGAAGTCTATGGTGGTGACTATCGCCAAATCGTCTTTGAACAGACCAAAGCATTCGACCATTTCCTGCGCACAGGGCGTGCCGATAAGAAACTGGATCGTCAGCTTTGGAGCATCGGTGATGTGCAGACCATGCTCAAGGATGGCCTGGATGTCCGAGAAATCAAGGCTACGATGGTAGAAGGTGAGGATGTTCTCGGTGGCTACGCTGTTCCGCCAACTGTGGCGGCTGGCGTCATTGAGCGCATTCCTGGCCTCACAGCCGTGCGCGGCGGCGGGGCGCTCATCGTCCAGTCTGCTAGTAAAGTCATTGAGTGGCTGAAGGTCACTGGCGGCAACGATCAGTATCTCAGTGGAATGCGCGGCTTGTGGGGCGCTGAGACTGAAAGCCCGACTGAGGATGACTTTACCCTGGGGCTGGTGCAGATTCCAGTCCACGTCTATACCTATAAGGTATCTATGTCAGTCTCTCTCTTGGAGGACGCAACCAACATCGTTACTATCTTCACCCGTCTCGTGTCTGACACGCTGGCGATTGACGAGGATGTGGCTTTCCTGACCGGCGACGGCGCGGGCAAGCCTCACGGTATTTTGCCTAGTTCTGGCAATGGGCGCAGTCTGACCGAAGTGATCACTGGTGACGCAGACGAGGTGACTTGGGATGGCCTGCGTAACCTGCGGCGTGGAATCGCCACACAGTACCGGGCACGTGGCCGCTCTTCTTGGATCGCCAACTCCGACACTGGCGGCAGCATTGAAGAAATGCAGGATGGCGAGGGGCGCAACTATGTTGAGAACGCGCTGGTGGTCGGCGATGAGTTCCAAGGTGCAATCTGGCGTGAAAGTGAAGCTATGCCAGATGAAGCTGCGAATGCCTATCCTATGATCTTTGGTGACCTGTCAGGGTATGCCATTGTGGAGCGGTTGGGTATGGCTGTCCAGCGGTACAACGACTCCAACACTGGCATCAACGTGGTGGAGTTCCACATCCGTCGTCGCCTGGGTGGTGACTTGATTGAGGATTACAAGTTTGCAGTCAACAAATGCTCAACCACATAGGATTGCAGACCTTGACAGCAGATAAGTAGGAGGTAAGAAATGGGTATGGGACGCATGGGGCAAATTCTTGCCCACAGTTTGGAGTTCTTCAGCGGACACGGCGCGACTGGGGCTCACCAGCTTCACGATGTACTGGTGAATAACGAATACTATCCTGAGTCGGGGTCATTTGTGGACGTTTCTGGTCACGAGCGGGTGCATGTTTTGATCCTGCTCGGCGAATTGGCCGACGCGATCACGTTTGAAATCTATGAATCTGATGCCGTTGGTGGCACGGAAGATCAGATCAGCGCGACGTACTGCAAGCACACCTGTGCCGCTGACGATGACAATGAGTTTGTGGCATTCACTATCGAGGTGGCAAAGCTGAGCCTTGACCACCACTTCCTGACCTGCAAGGTTGGGGCAGTGAGTGGTAGCAACTATGCGGCTATTTTCTTCCTGCCGGAAGGATTGCAGTTGCCGACCACCTCTGATGCACTGCCAGCAGCGTCACAGCACGAGTATGTTGGATAAAGTCCAGCAAGTGGGGCGGGTGGAGTTTCCTCCTTTCCTCTGCCCGCCTCGCTGATGTAAGATGTAATTTGGAGGTAAGAACATGATGAAAGAAAAGCGGACAAAAAGAGTTTGGAGGGTCATCGCTGTCATTGCGTTGGCACTTTCTATGCTCATTTCACTTGCGGCTTTCACAGCATGCTCTGTTCCTGCTGAGGAGCCTGTGGCGCGTAGTTACCAGACCAAGTGCTATGCTACAAACGGCGGGGACAAATGGGTGTGCGCTGATGGCGGTGAGATGGAGTTTCAGAGTGGTTCAACGCTTGACATTCAAAGTACTGCCGTCATGACCATAGGTGGCGGTCTTGCAATTGACGGAGCCCTTGATCTTGACGGTGAATTGTCAAGTGGGACGGGTTGCATCACCGTTGCGGATTGTCTCAACACAACTGGCGCGGTTGACTTTGACGGTACTCTGAATGTGGATGGGGCAACAACGGTGGCAGATGATTTCATCGTGACGGCACAGACGGCGGTGAGTGTGACAGCAGAGGGAGGGGTAATCACGCCAACGGGGACGTATCAGCCCCTGGAAAGCGCTGCTGACTATTCAAGTACGCTTTCCACGGATGGATTCACTGCTGGGACACTACTGGTATTGGTCAATACGGTGAGTCACCGTCTCGGCATCACTGACACTGGTGCAGTCAAACTGTCTGGCAATTTGTACCTTGACCAATACGACAGCGCAATTCTATGGTTTGATGGGACGAATTGGATACAACTGGCAGAGTCAGATAACTAAGTGCTGTAGATAGTGCGTGTCACAGGCGAGGCAATATGCAAAAAGTCTTTGCCTACTGCGCTAAGTCTTTTGAACGATCTACGAGGCGGGCGGCGGATGTTCGATCAGTTACTTGCCCGCCCGCCTCATCGGATACGTTCAACCCGCATTGGTTGGCGGGGAGACGGTTGCTATATTTTGACCTGCATGGCAGGCCAGGCGCTGGCTTTTGGCATGGTGATGATGGCATTGTCGCGCTGACTGCTGAGCAGGTGCGGAGTGTTGATCTTGGCGGCGCAGTGGTATTCGCGCTCAATTGCTATCTTGCGGACTCGTGCTCACCTATGATGGATTCTCTACTTGACGCTGGAGCTAGCTATGTCATTGGCGGTGATGGGCAAAACTGGGCAGGAACTTCCTCTGCTCTCTACGGCGCGTCTCTCTTGGGCCTCTGGTTTCGGCGCTTGTTTATGATAGGCGTACCGCCGCTAAAAGCTCTTGCGGTTGCCAAGCGCGCTATCTGGTGGCAACTGCGCTTGGGGCGACGCTTGGAAGGTGCGGCGCGGGGGATGGGTACGAAGGCGCGCATAGAGGCAGCCCAAGATACTTTGATGTTTCGCGCGTATTACAAGGAGAAAACTCATGTCTGAGGAAAAAGTAAAGAATCTTCTCACCGCAGGCGTCTTTGTGCTTTTGATTGTTGCTATCATTTTTGTTTTGAGAATGCCGGCGGAGCCAGTGGATGAACCAATAGCCCGTTCCAGTAGCAATTATGGCTGGCTCAAAGTTGAGGATATTGTCCTCTCAGGCACGGGGACAGAAGGCGCGGTGAGCGACAGTGAACCTACCAGCGCATTCGTGCGCGGGCATCTCTATGCTGTGCATCTGGATTTTAACACTAGTATCACAAACACGACAGATTTTACTCTCACGCAAGCCTCTCCCGCCTTGACGGTCTTGCAACTCACGAATTATTACACTGACACTTGGTATTATCCAGCGGCGCAACAAACAGGATCAGATGGGGCTGGCGTAGGCACTTATGATCAGTTGTTGGTCAATGACCAACTTACCGCTGAGGTCGGAGAGACTATCTCAAGTACAAATATTATGACGGTGACTGTGTACTGGGGTGAGTGATGAAAGCGGCAGATTTTAATTGGACGCAGGCGCGCGCCGAGGCACAGACACAGCAGGCACAACTGAAGATTGCCATAAGCAGAGGAGGACACATGAAAGTCAGGATTTTGCGTGCAGGTAAGTACAGTGATTTTAGTACACCACCACGAGTGAGAAGCAAGAAGCTGATAGTGGGGGATGAAGCAGAATTTCCTGGCAAGTATGCTGAGAGTCTTATTGAAAAGGGTTATGCTGAGCCTGTAGCAGAAGAGCCATTTGAAACCGAGGGGCTTGTCGCTGCATTCAAGGAACTTGACGCTTCACTTAAAGCGGGCGCCGAGGGAGCAGAGGCAGAAGGGGAACTGGTAGAGCCTGATGTACAAGAACCAGAGATTGACGCTACGCCTAGAGGCGCGTTTCTAGCGAGGGAAAAAGGGCTTGATCTGCGTTACATTGCTGGCACGGGACGTGGGGGCCGCATCACGGCGAAGGATGTTCGGGAGGCTATAAGTGGGGCAGGCGCGTAATCTTTACGTTTTGCTGTATAACCTCAAGGCAACGATAGGTCTTGATCAGACGGATACTGACGAGGATGATCTATTGGAAGGTTTCTGCTTCACTGCTAGCAGAATGTGGGAGGGTGCAACGCGGCGCAAATTTTACCCGCTCTTGGCAGCCAGATATTATGATCTCCCTGAAGATACCGCTTTACTGAAATTGGATGAGGACTTGCTGGAGGTGACAGTCTTCACGACGCAGAATGGTGAGGAAAGTGTAGCCAGCGCGGACTATTATCTGAGATGTGGACATTCTTATAATTTGATGCCCTATGACCGCATTGAGATGTTAGCCAATGGTGATATGCCTGTTCTGCTGTTTACTGGAATAATGCAGAAGTCCCAGGCGGTGACTGGTTATTGGGGCTACCATGAGGATTATTCTAATGCCTGGCAGGATAGTGATGACGCACTGGCGGCGGATGCAACGGCCTCGGCTACCACGCTCACTGTGAGTGATGCGGACGGGACTGACATCTATGGCGTCACGCCGCGATTCAAGGCAGGGCAATTGCTTCGCGTAGTGACTGGTGATGATACTGAGTACATCTATCTGGTATCAATAGATACTACCACAAATATACTAACAATCATTCGCGGTGTCAATGGCACAACAGCGGTCGCTCACGATGAGGATGACCAGATTGACGTGTATATGCCAATGGGCGAGGTAGTGCAGGCGGTGACACGCTTGGCTGCTTGGCTTTATGGTCAAAAAGACGCGCCTTTCACGGCGGAAGTTGCAACTGCGGTGGCGGGGGTTACTATCACAATTCCACCATCAGCGCCAGCGGATGTGATTGCAATGGCGGCAATTTATAAGAGAGTTGATCTGTGAGTATCTCAACTGTCACAGGGGCTTGCGCCACAATTCAAGCTGACATCACAGGTGTCAGCAAAGCATTTGAGTTTAGCAATACGCCAGATTCACTCAAAACGGCGACGTTGCCTTGCTTCACGAACTTTCCAGGAGCAGCAACGTATGCAGGCGATGGCACGCAGCAAGCAACTGAAACACGCACTTATCAGATCATCCTCTGGATCGCGCCAGTCAATCGGCCAGCGGACGCGGCGCGACATGCCGAGGAAATTGAGGGCTACATCAACTTGGTACGCAATGCTTTTCTGGACAGGCCAGGATTGGGTGGGCTGGCCTATGTGAGAAGTTCCACGCTGACAGGGGATGGCGGGCCAGTGGTACAGGCGTATGCTGGCATTGATTATCTATCCATCGTATTCAATTTGGAAGTAACAGAGATTGCAGAGGTGACCTATGCAGACAATAACTGAGATTCCGTGCTCTGAATGTGGAACAGTTCTGAGAATGGAGCCACACGGTGAAGGGCGCGTGAGGGGGATTTGTACTAATGTGGCTTGCCCCTACTGTGGGCGGGCGGTTGTTGAGTTTAATTTGCCACCCGTGCCTCCTGTTGAAAAGAAAGAAACTAGGGCAAGGAAAAAGACCAGAGTTGATACTGCGCAGCTATATCCATCCGAGAGGCTATCAGGGGCAGGGGAAGAAGAAGGAAAGTGAAGTCTGCTGGATACTACCAGATGGTTCGGCCCTATATACTGGAATTGATACCAAGAACGGCGCAGCACATTCTTGATGTAGGTTGCGCCGCAGGGACGCTGGGTCGCGCCATCAAGGAGCGACAGAATTGCAAAGTTGCTGGCGTTGAGATTGTGCCAGAGCAGGCTGAAAAGGCAAGGGAAGTATTGGATACCGTGTTTGTTGGTGATGTAGCCAAGCTGGCCCTTACGCTGCTGGAGAATTATTACGATTGCATCATCTTGGCTGATGTGCTAGAGCATTTACCAGACCCAAAGAGTGTGCTTAAAATGCTGCAACTGTCTTTGATTGCGAGCGGCGTTATGGTCATTAGTATTCCCAATATACGGTATTGGCCTGTGGTGCGTGGCTTGATAGAGGGGCACTGGGACTATGTAGAGGCTGGGCACTTGGACAACACGCATCTGCGCTTTTTCACGCGGGAGAGTTTTGAGCGGTTGTTATGCGAGGTAGGATTGCGACCAGTGCGTCGGGGAACTACCCACATTCAGGGAGATGCTGCAATACCGCAAGCAATCATCGCTGCCCTTGCCGCTGCTGGTTTGAATGTGGAGACATTGCGTGAAGAGGCGCAAGTTTATCAATATCTTTATGTAGTTCAACAGACTTAAGGAGACTATAAGGAATATGCATCAGTCGTGTTTAGTTTTTGGAAAAGCGCATCTGATAAAAAGCGACATTGAGGATGCCGCAGTCCTTGAGGTGGGGGCGCGCAATGTCAATGGTTCACTGCGCAGCTATGTGGAATCACAGAAACCTGCCAGTTATGTTGGCACGGATATTATGCATGGACGGGATGTTGACATCATCTGTGATGCTGTAGATTTGGTAGAACGGTTTGGCGCAGAGAGTTTTGATGTAATGATTTGTACATCAACACTGGAGCACATTGAAAACTGGAAGGGGGCAGTTAGCAACCTTAAGCGCGTCCTGAAACCTGGCGGCATCTTGCTGTTGACTACGCAATCACCAGGGTTTCCATATCACAATCCGCCTGACTACTGGCGCTTTACCGTTGCTGATATGCGTGCTATTTTTGCCGATCTTGACATTGAGACACTGAAGCCAGACCCGCAAGTGCCTGGCGTGTTCATCAAAGCACGGAGACCAAGGGACTTTACAGAGCGTGATTTGGATTTGTTTGATTACCGTGTGCGGGAGGTAGAAAAGCCTGAATTAACGTCTATTATTATTCCAGTTCATAATTTGCGGGATATGACGGCGCAATGCCTAGATAGCATTGCTCGCTGTACCTATATGCCGTATGAGATCATTCTCGTAGATAATGGCTCAACGGATGAAATGCCTGAGCACCTGCTTCATACTGAACAGTATCCGTTGCTCATTCTTGCGAATGACGAAAACCAGAGCTATGCCGCTGCCTGTAATCAGGGATTGGAACAGGCGCAGGGAGCATATATTGTCTTTCTTAACAATGATACTGTTGTTACAGATCAATGGCTAATGCGCATGCTGGCAGTCTTCCGCCGCAACCCCGATGTGGGCATTGTGGGACCAATGTCAAATTGTGCAATGGCAGCTCAATTGATTGAGGACATACCTTACAAAGAAGACTTAATCGAACTGCCTGCATTCGCAGCACAGCATTATGCTGAGAACATGTCATTGAGTGCTGAGGTTCCCTTTCTGGTAGGCTTCTGTCTGTTGGTGAAGCGCAATGTGATAGATGAAGTTGGTAACTTTGATGAGGCATTTTCAAATGCCTATGAGGAAATAGACTTTTGCTACCGTGCGCGGGGAGCGGGTTATAAATGTCATATAGCCGAAGATGCATTTATTCATCACTGGGGCAGTGCCACATTCAGACTCTTGGGCAGCAAAGAGGATTATCGGGCTAACATTGATGTCCATCAAGAGTTATTTGAGGAAAGGTGGGGAAATTGGGGAAATGAGCCGCCGATGTTGATTGAACCACTCTGCCTGCAAGAGGCGCCAGTTGATAAAGCGCCTGAGTATCTCATCACTGGCACGGGGCGCTGTGGTTCCCGCTTCATGGCAAAGGTTTTTGCCAGCGCGGGTGTCCCCTGTGGACATGAGGCAATTTTCTCAGTGGGGGGACTAGAAGAGGCATACGGGCGAGTAAAAGGCACACCAGCAGAATCAAGCTGGATGGCTGCGCCATACTTGGATGATCCATTGCTAAAAGATGCTACTATTGTTCATCTGGTGCGTCATCCCAAACATGTAATTCAATCATGGAAGCTCTTTGCAGATGATACACAATCAGCGAATCAGGAGTATGCCGATCTCGCTTATCGCACCATGCCAACTTTGCGGGAGTATGACAATCCATTTGATCGCGCCGCTATGTTTTACGTGCGATGGAATCAGATGATTGAGAAGTTAGCTGGTGATCGGCTGACTCGCTGGCGGGTTGAGGATGATCCGCAGGGGCTTATGGATGAGTTGGGAATAGACACACAAGAGCGCAGGCTCTACGCTAATGTGCGAGAACACACGTATGCATCGGCGGGGCCGCTGGTGAGGTTTGAGCTTGATAAGGTGTCTAATCCTGAGATACGAACTGAGTTGCTTGAGATGTGTGACCGATATGGATATGACTTTGACGATCCGCCTTTGCCGCCGCCACAGGTCTATTGGGCTGTGCTGGTGGAGCGCGTCATTCACAATCACGCCTTGACTGGCCTGCTTGATGTAGCAATGGCTGCTGGTGCACTTGGTTATCTGCGTATCGGCACACTGTATAGCCGCACGGACGCAGTGCGTAATTTGATTGTGCGGATGTTCCGTCAACTATCGCGCAATCCAGACGATACAATTGTGATGTTAGACTGTGACCATGTGCATCCGCCAGATATCGTTGAACGCCTGGCGGCACGCAAGGAAGGAGTGGTGGCTGCGCTGGCCTTCCGTCGTGGACCAAATTTTGAGCCAATGTTTTTCATACGCCACGAAGATGGGCGTTTACTGAAACCTGCAACTTTTGAGCGCAAGGTCTATGAATGTGATGCCGTAGGCCATGCTGCCATCGCTATCAAGCGGTGGGTTTTTGATGAGATACAAGAGAAACAAGACGCCAACTACTTTTGGCGTTATACCTATACTGACACCGATTGGAGCAGCAGTGAAGACATGCATTTTTGTAAACTGTGTGAAGATAGCGGTATCAAGGTGCATTGTGATTGCTCACTAGAGACGCCACACCTGCGAATGGAGCACGTTGACAGCAGCGTATGGTTCAAGCATCGAGGTGCTCATCCAGAGTTGATGAGAGAGATAGTTTCAGAATCATAGGAGGTTTGATATGGCAGCGACACCAGAAGAAATCAGAAGTGGGGTAGGACTACGACATGTCCAAGTATTGGCGCTGAATGCTACGGGGTATCCAGCGGGGACGCAACAGACCACGGCCTATCAGGGCGTGACGGTCTCAGGAGCTGTGTCATTTGGACTGGAAGACCCAGAGCCGCAGCAGATTGTCCATCGAGGTGATGACCGCGTTTTTGCGCTGGATGTTCTACCACCGACTGAGCCAATCAGCGGCGAACTGACAGTAAGCAAAACCAATGATGACATTGATGCCGTGCTCACGGATGATAATATTGTCACTATCGGCCAAACTAAGTTCTTTGGTCTTGGCACAGACAACCGAGGCGATGAAAATCAGGTCTGCGTGCTGGCATTTCAGCAGAGTGTAGATACTGACCCAGCCAGCACCGATTTTGGCGCACGTCGTTGGGGTTCACGCTTAATTCCAAAGTGCTATGTTATCCCCCGCGCCACAGGGTTTGAGCAGGACACGCCCACAAATCGAGGTTACACTGTGCGTCCCCTGTTCGTCAAAAAATACCCGTGGGGCGAGGCGTTCACCACCGGCACTGAAGGCTTTGAACAGGGTCAAATGCTTCGTGGGATAAGCCAATACAAGCCGAAGATTATCGCGTTTGCAGGTGGCAGCAATGCTGCTGAAGTCCGTACCAATTTCCCGTCTGGTTTTCCAGCGGCCACAACGGACAAAATCAAGTGCTGGATTGATGGGACCGTGAGCACGGCAGAGAGCATTGAGACATCTGGTATGACGTGGACGACCGCTGCTGGCGCAACCACTGGCGCGATGCTGGTTGTGTTCTACGAATATGAATGAAGGGAGCTAGATGCCTGAGCGCATAACATTCAGCGGGGGGCAGACTGAAAATGTTTACTGTGTGCCCCAGTTTATGCTTGCCGATTTGGAGAAGTTGCCTGAATATCAAGAAACGCTGGACGATTCTCCAGAAGTGGCAGAGGCCAAAAAAGAGGCATTAGCAGAGGCCAAAGAGCGGGCGGGGCTTCTGGATGCATTCAGAGACACAAAAGTGCCAAAAAAGTGGCAATTTCCCAAATCGGCGGAAGCTGAAGGGCTGAAACCAACGCCTGGCGACCGTGGGCGGATGTATGACTATATCCGGCACGGCCTACTTGTCACATCAAGGGACATACAGACTGCCCAAGCCGCGATGTGGGGACTGACAAACGAGGAGGTTAAGGCCGCCGAGGCCACGTTTTGCGCTCGCCGTCGCTGTGTTTTCCGGCGAAGAAAAGCCATTACCTGAGCCACCAGAGAGTGAAGAGGAAGCTGCGCTTCCTAAAATTCGCGTTTCAATGGCGCATGAAGAGATGGGGGCCGCGCTGGCCTATGGCATAACACCAGAGGCTTGGTATGAGATGCCAAGATGGAGCAGGTGTGCGGCTGTGGCATATTTGCGGTGTCAGAGAAAAATCTCACGGTGGCGAGAGATTTGGAGCAAAACAGAAAAGTAATCTCACTGGTGCTGTGATGGATGTCAAATATGCTTCCAAGAGTTGCGATTGAGAATGGAGCCAATATTGCGCTTGCAAACATTGAACATTTTGGCAAGCTGCTTGTGGGTGTACTTACCTGTGGTATAGAGACGTCTAATCTCTTTGACCTGCTGCCGAGTCAGCTTTGCTCCTCCGCCTTTTTCGCCCCTTGGTCCTTTCCATTGGCGTCCCAATGTATCATAAGAATGTTTCATGTTTTCAGAGAGTGTGACCCATTCCAGATTGCTTGGTCTATTGTCTCTCTTTTTGCCGTTCTTATGATTGACACACAAACCCTCTGGGCGTGCCCCGATAAATGCTTCAGCTACAAGCATGTGAATGCGCCTGGTTTGACACCAACTATTTCGGCACAGGATAACGTGAAGATAATCTTTATCTTGCGCTGGCTTCAAAATGTGACCAGCCCTTGCGCCTCTTCCTGGCTTGATTCTCTTCACTCGCCCTTCATTACTGACTTGATACCATCCTTCATAGCCAATCACGTCACGCCACTCTTCCATCATTTCACCTCTTGGATAAACGAGCAATGCCCTGCATACTTGCTAATGGTTCAACTCGCTAAGGGTTGCAATCCATCAAACAAGCACGCAGGGCATTGCCCGCAAATATCTTTTATGGATGTAAAAGGATTGCAGCCCCTTAGCAACTTTATTATATCACGTTCTGTCGTGGGGGTCAACTAGATGGCTCAACCAAAGATCGCTGTTCATCTAACAAGTGTGACCGCTGGCTTCCAAAAGGGATTCAAGGAAGCCACTGGCGCGCTCAAAGGCTTTGGTGCTACCCTCAAGAGTGTAGCTACCTTCGCTGCGGGTCAAATCGTGGCGCGTGCCTTCATAGGCATGTTCCGCAAAGTGACACAACTGGGCAAGGGCTTCATCATGTCTGCTGCCCGCGTAGGTGAGATGACGGGTGTGTTGCGTCATCTTGGTGAAGCACATGGTTACACCTCAAAACAGATGGATGATTTTGTTGAATCCGTCAGGGAAGTAGGCGTCCGGGCCAGTGTAGCACAAGACCTGATATCACAATTCATAAAAGCCGAGTTAGATTTAGCACAAGCGGCAGATATAGCCAAAGTAGCTTTGGATGCTGGCGTGTATGCGTTTGCTGATTCCTCTGAGACATTAGCACGTCTCACGTATGGTATTGCGACTCACAATACACTGGTGCTCCGCACTGCTGGTGTGATGATTAATGCTCAGCAAGCCTATACTGAATATGGCAAGACGATTGGCAAGACAGCAAAACAACTCACCGAAGCCGAAAAAACACAGGCCATGATGAACGCCGTACTGAAAGAAGGTGAGAATATTGCGGGTACTTATGATGCTGCAATGGCAGAACCCGCCAAGTTACTGCGTTCATTTCCGCGCTATTTTGAGGATATTGGGATCGCTGTAGGTAAATCATTTATAAAGCCATTTGGACAGGCTTTGTTCACGGCCAAAGAGTTTACAAAAGCATTGCAGACAGCAGTCAGTGAGGGTGGCAGTCTTGCTCCTGCGCTGGAAAAACTTGGTCAGATAGCTGCCGACTTAATGGGAAATTTGGTAAAGTGGGCCGAACTTTGGCTTGAGAAGTTACCACAGACTGAGGAAGAATTTGAGGCAGTCGCCACCAGCATTGAGGGATTCAAGCAGAGCATCAAAGACACGGGTGATGCTGTTGTGCTCTTTGCCGCTGATGTAGCAGGGGTGTTCAATGTGCTGCGCCACGGCTTCAGGGCATTGCATGCGCAGGCGGAAGCCTGGGGTGAATTCATGCTGGGATTGTTCCCCGCGCTAGGTGACGGTGTTACAGCTTTAGCTTCTGGCTTTCAAGGTATCGGCGCAGCAATACAGGGCAATCGTGAGGAAGCGCTAGACTATCTGCAAACGATGTATGATTCCTTTGGCAGAATGCGTGACTATGTCAGTTCGGTTGCACAACATCAAGTAGATGCCTTTGCTGCCGCCGGAACTGCGGTGAATGACGCCTTTGGTGAAGGCCAGCAGGCAGTCATGGAGCGGTTCTGGCGCACGGCTACCGATGAAGCTGAGCAGTCTGCACAGGATATGGCCCGCGCGGTTGATGCTGCCGCTGCTCGTATTGAGCTTGCCAATCAAGAAATGGCAGAGAAGATTGAGGAGATCAATACAGAAGTTCAGCAGAAAATCGCCGCCATCACTGTCCGTGAGACCTGGAAGGCGATAGATGCACAGATAGCAGCGCAGCGTAAACTGATTGATGAGGAGCGGGCGACAGCCAAGCGTCGAGCACAGATTCAGCAGCAATTCACCGCTGCGATGGCTCAGGCGCAAGCGCAGTATAGCGCGGCTACCACGCAGGCTGCCAGGGACAGGGGCGAGCGGCTGGCTGATATTGAATATGAATATCAGAAACGCCTACGTGATATCCAGCGCAATTATCAGCAATCAGCAGAAGAAGCTATCCGCAACCGTGATGCGCGCGCCCTCATGGAGGCTGGACGCCAGCGCGACCGCGAGTTGCAAGAGGCAGGGGAAGCGCGGGATGAGCAAAACGCCGAGGCGCAAAGTCAATATCAGAAACAGCTTGAACAAGCGCAAATGGCATTGCAACAACAAGAGGAAGCGGCCCGTGAGGGCCTGCGTAAGCAGCAAGAAGAACTAGCAGCGGCGCTGGCAGAGAGGGCAGAGGAGGAACGCATAGCTGAACAGCGCGCCGCCGAGGATGCTGAGCGGGCGCGGGCACGCGAGATGGGGGCAATCAGAACGTGGCAGGGCCAGGTGCTCGGAGAAGCCATGACTGCACATCAGGCAGAACTCACTGAGTTGCAATTACATCATGGCAAAATGTTGGCTGAAAGGAATCGCTATCTTGCTGCGTTTGGTGTTAGACCAAGCGGGCGAACAAGTGTGCAGGAGATGCAATATGGCGGTTCTGGCATCGTCACTCAACCCACTGTATTCGTAGCTGGTGAGGCAGGCCCAGAGCGGTATTCCTTCACACCGCTGGGAGGGGGGGGAGGTTTTTCTGGTGGCGCAGGCGGCAGCCGCATGACTGTGAATCAGAACCTTAACTTCTCTGGTCCTATTGGCGCTGATCAGATGACACAACTGCGAGAGATGATGCGAGAAGCGTCAGAAGAGGCAGTTGCGGGGATGTTGGGAGGCTGACAATGCCACTTTTTAGTTACGAGATCGGCACAGAATTCACGGCAACGGGTACTGCTCAGTCTACTGCTGCATCAAAGGCAGTCGCGGGCACAGCCACATCATTTGACACCGAGTTTGAGGCTGATGACCTCATCATAATTTCTGGTGAGACACGAGTTGTAGATACTGTGACTGACGCTACGAATTTGGGTGTTACTGAGAATTTCACTGTTGGTTCTGGCGGGGGAGCAGTAGCGTTTACTGGTGTGGACTTAACCAATGTTGAGAGCTTATTGAGTACGACAAACCCAGGTGATCAGGCTGCGCCGCGTTCATTTTTCACTGAATTCAGCAAGATGATACCTTTGGGCAATGGGCGCGTGCGAGGTTTGGGCTGGTCACAAGTTTTATGGAAGTGGGGTTTCCTGAGCCAACTGTTGAGAAATGCTCTACGAACCTATTGCACGACGGCATCAAATGCAGTTTATATTCGCAGCCGCGAGGATGATACCAGTCGAGCGTATCAGTACTATTCGTGTACTATGATTTGGCCGACAGGAAAGGAAGATAACCAGGTGGGCCGGGTGTTAAACTTTACACTGGCATTTTCTAATGCAGTTGAGGTGAGTGTGGCGTGAATGAGAGACTTGGACAATACACCCTAGATGAAATATATGTTGGTGAATGTAGAGAACTAATGGCCTATTTGCCTGATAATTGTATTGATTTGGTGTTCACCAGCCCACCTTATTACAACGCTAGGGAATATGCCCAGTTTGCATCATACAGTGAGTATCTTGCTTTTCTTAAGTCTTTTCTGATTAGCACATTGCGGGTGCTAAAAAAGGATTGTCCATTAGTGTTGAATGTTTCGCCTGTGATTGTGCCTAGAAAATCACGGCAGTATGAGTCTAAGAGGCTACCCATCCCTTTTGATGCTGCGACTCTTGCGCAGCAAGTTGGGTTTCAATTTGTGGATGATATTATCTGGGTGAAGCCTGATGGAGCAAGTAGTAGGGCAATCAAATTCGCTCATCATCGGCGGCCAGTTGCCTATAAGCCATTCGCGGTGACAGAATATTTGCTTGTTTTCCGCCCTCAAGGAGCGCCTTTGATTGATATGGTTATTAGAAGACATACAGGTGAGCAAATTAAGGCATCACTTGTACAAAATGGCTATGAACGTACTAATGTTTGGGAGATAGCACCAGAGACACGGAGAGAGCATCCTGCGCCATTTCCTGAAGCATTAGCAGAGAGAGTTGTGCGTTACTACAGTTATGTCGGTGATGTAGTGCTTGATCCGATGGCAGGTAGTGGAACGACATGTAAAGCAGCAAAACAGTTAGGACGGCAATGGCTAGGTTTTGACATATCACCCAAATATGTTGAATTTGCACAAAGAAGGGTAGGGCAATCATAATGGCTAGAGACTTGACTGACGCGGAAGAAATACTTTTGAGGAGCGATTCACAATTCGCGCTGCTTTATTTGAGCGTCCTCATCCCAGCTACTGTCTTTGAATGTCGCGTTGATGGTACGCCGTCAGACCTAGACAAATTGGCAATCTTTGATTTTGACGGCGGTGACGGCAACTCTGCAAATTGCATCGCTGGGCAGACTGTCTACTTCGGGACTTCTGCCGGCGCGTATGACATCGGGATGGCGAGATTACGTGCAGTGCCAGGCGGGGATAGCGGCAGCGGTGCGAATGGTTTCAAGATCGGTGAAGAGAGTGAACTTAACCTTGTAGACGACCACTACGTGACAGTCGTTGATGAATTCGCACCTTGGCCGAAGCACCTGCGGATAGACAGTGCTGGTGAGAGTTTCATGGATTATGACGTGGACTATGTAGATCAGCACGCCGTCTGTGCACCCGCCGTGGTCATGGGGCCTCCAGGTGTGGTGTGGTTGCAAAGTGGGACGCAAACTATCCTTTTTGAAGCAAGTGACACCTGGTCTCCCAGCGGCTCACCCTCAACCTACGCATGGACGGCAATCAGGTGCGCAACGAACGCCGCCGCTGGCAGTTGGGATGACAATACCTCGGCGACGCCTACGCTGACGCTGGCAACTGCTGATCTGGGCACTGTGCGCGTGAGTTGTGCAGTTACGATGGATGATACCGCAGTCGCTACAGGTTACCGTTACATTTTTGTCTACAATGATGAAGGGGATAGTCCCACGCTGCCAACAACCTACTTCACTATGGACAGTTGCTCTGGCGATTGGGGCACTGGCGGCTGGTCATTCAGAGTGACAATGTATGATGAGGCGCTGCTGACAGAAGTCCGCAATCGAACAATG